CTATAATGTGGGATTTGGTTCAAGTCCTTACAGAATTAAATTAAATGGAGAAATGTATAATTTTTCTGAGTTAAATTACAATATGGGATGGGGAGAGTTTAAATATTAATTTAAAAGTTTAAAAAATTGTAAAGAAAGAATAACTATAATGATTACTGAATTATCACAAGTATCATATTGGGTTAGTAAATAAAATCAATTTATTTTAATGTTTGACCTCAGCTTTTAAGTTGGGGTTTTTTTTTATAAAAAAATCTTACACTTTATAAAAAAATAAATAAATAGCATTATATAAGTATGATAATTCTAAGTACTGCAACATCAGCTCAGACTTTTCAATTCATTCCTAGAAAATTTGTAATCTCAGGAAGTCTAATTGTAAGGGATGAAGAAACTAATATAACTCAAACTAATCAGGTTGCTATAGGTAAGCTAGGAGATTATGGAGCTATTAGTGTTGCATTAACTTTAGAAGAAGGAAAGTTTTATGAAGTTGAGTTATTTTCATTAGGTTCTAACTGGGATACAGTATTTGAATTATGGAATAACATTACTATTGACTGGAATGAAGCTCTTACACCTATTGGTGCAACATGGGCAACAGCACAAGAGGAATGGAACTTAGCAACAAGTAAGTGGGATGAAGTTAGAGAAGAAGTACAACAGACAATATATAAAGACAGAATCTTTTGTACTAATCAGACTATTTCACAAAGAGCATCAGAATATTATGATCCAATTAAAGGATTATATAAAGCAAGTACACAAGGTGATAACACCTATAAAGTATATAATGGATAATTATGAGCAGACAACATAGGAAAGAAAAATTTAAAGGAGATATCAGGGTACTAGAGTTAGCAACTTATACTTCACCTAAAATAATAGAAGATACAAGAAAGGATTTTGTAATGTATGGTGAGGATAACAATTTCTATCAATACCTAATTGACACATTTATGGGTTCACCAACAAACCATGCATGTATTAATGGAATATCAGAAATGATATATGGTAGAGGGCTTGATGCAACAGATAGTGCAATGAAGCCTGAGCAGTATGCACAAATGGTTAGCTTAATGAAGAAGGAAGTGATTAAGAAAGTTATTTATGATTATTACTTAATGGGTGGTGCTGCAATACAAGTTATCTATGGCAAGGGGAGAAAGCAAATAGTACAGTTAGAACACATACCAGTAGAAACATTAAGAGCTGAAATAAGCTCAGACAAAGGTAAAATTGAAGGATATTACTACTTTCCTGATTGGAGCAAGTACAAGTCATCTGATGAGCTTAAAAGAATACCTGCATTTGGTACATCTAAAGAGAATATAGAGATATTGTTTATCAAACCATATAAAGCAGGATATTATTACTATAGTCCTCCTGCATATACTGGTGGTTTACAGTATGCAGAACTTGAAGCAGAGGTATCTAACTTTCATATGAATAATATTAAAAATTCTCTAATGCCTTCTATGTTGATAAATATGAATAATGGAATACCAAATGAAGAGGAAAGAAGTATTATAGAAAGAAAGATAGCAGACAAGTTTACTGGCTCATCTAATGCAGGAAGGTTTATACTATCATTTAATGATAATACTGAATCACAAGCTAATATAGAGCCTGTACAGCTATCTGATGCACATAATCAGTATCAATTTTTAAGTACTGAATCACAAGAAAAGATATTAGTAGCACATAGAGTTGTATCTCCAATGCTTTTAGGAATTAAAAATGCTACTGGTTTAGGTAACAATGCTGATGAAATGGAGAAAGCATCTGTATTAATGGACAACATGGTTATTAGACCATTCCAAAACCTTATGATTGATGCATTTGATAAGATATTAGCATTTAATAACATATCATTAAACCTTTATTTTAAAACATTACAGCCTTTAGAGTTTACAGATTTAACAAATGTTACAGATCAGGAAACAAGAGAAGAAGAAACTGGACAGAAATTAAGCCTAAAGAAAGAGGAGAAGATACATAGAACAGATAACCATCCAAGTAATGCTGTTGCAGATGATTTAATAGCATTAGGTGAAGATGAAGATTTAGAAAATTGGGATTTAATATCTGATGAACCAGTTAATTATGATTTAGATGATAAACAAAATGAAATGCTAAAGTTAGCATCTACTGGAACTGCAAATCCTGATAGTAAAAGTGATCAAGATAAAGGTATGTTTAGAGTTAGGTATTCATATGCACCTTTACAAGCAGGTAAAAGTTCAAGAGAGTTTTGTAGAAAAATGGTAGCTGCAAAAAAAGTGTATAGAAAAGAAGATATTGAGGCAATGTCAAAGAAAGAGGTGAACAAAGGATGGGGAGCAAATGGATCTGATAGATACTCAATATGGTTTTACAAAGGAGGAGGATCATGTAAGCATTACTGGACAAGAAAAGTATATTTTAGAAAGAGAAATGAACAAGGAGAGTTTTTACCTAGTAGTGGATTGAAGAATGATAGAAACAGCTCAGTAAGTGAAGCTAAAAGAAAAGGAGTTACCATTGAAACTAATGATAAAAAGGTAGCAACAAGACCTAGAGATATGGAAAACAGAGGATTCCTAGAACCTAAAAACTTTACAACACCAAAATAAGATGGCAGCAACAGTATTATTTATAAACAGAAATGATTTAGTACAAAATACTATAATAGATGGTAATGTACAAGCAGATAAGCTAATGCATTTTATCTCTATAGCACAAGAGATACATGTTCAGCATTATTTAGGTACTGATCTATACAATAAAATAGCAGAATTGATAAGAACTGAGACTATTGCTACTACTGTTTATGAAACATTACTAATAGATTATGTTCAGCCTATGCTTATTCATTATGCAATGGTTGATTTCCTTCCATTTGGTGCTTATCAGATTAAGAATGGTGGAATATTTAAGCATGTATCTGAAAATGCAGAAACAGTTAGTAAGAATGAGATAGATTTCCTAGTTGAAAAGGAAAGAACAATGGCAGAGTATTACACAAGGAGGTTTATTTCTTATATGGATTTTAATCAAACATCATATCCTGAATATACATCTAACACAAATGATGATATATATCCTGATAGAGATGAACCAACTTTTCAAGGTTGGGTGTTATAAAAGTTAGATATGAAAATATATAAACCTAAGCAAAAAAACATTATAAAGTTAATGAGATATATAAATAAAAAATTAAAAATAAGAAAAAATGGCAAGTAGTTTAACAGGAATATCAATAGCATCCAGTTATGATTCTCTAATAAAGGTTGGAAACAATGATGGATTGACTTCATCATTACAAGTTCTATCTGATGGATTAGGAACTGAGAGTGGAATCAGTATGAACAATACTGGGGATCTAACAGCAACTGGAACAGTAACAGCAAACAGTTTTGTTGGAGCTTTAAGTGGTAACATTACTGGAAATACAACAGTTTCAGGAACTCTTACATTTGGATCACTTTCAGATGGTACAATTACAATAGCAGACTTTAAGGATGAAGATAATATGGCTAGTAATAGTGCTACATCTTTAGCTACTCAGCAATCTATTAAAGCATATGTTGATTCTCAGTTAGGAGTTCAAGATTTAGACTTTCAAGGTGATGCAGGTTGACAACAAGCTATTGATTTAAATACAGAAGTATTATCAGTAGTAGGAACAGCAAATGAAATATCTACTAATTCTACTGGAAATAACTTAACAATCTCATTAAATCCTAATATAAGTGGATTAACTTCTGTAGCTGCTACAACTTTTACTGGTGCATTAACTGGAAATGCTACTACAGCTACAACATTAGAAACTTCTAGAAATATTGCAGGTGTTGCCTTTAATGGTAGTGCTGATATCTCATTATCTACAAGCAATATCACAGAAGGCACAAATGAATATTTTACAAATGCTAGAGCAGATGCAAGAGTAAACTTACAAACTGGAGCAAATTTAGATTTATCATCTAAAACTACTTCAGATTTAGCAGAAGGATCAAACAAATATTTCACAGATGAAAGAACTGATGATAGAGTAGCTAGTTTAATAGTTGCATCTACTGGAATTTCAAGTGTATATAATGATGCTGCAGGTAGTTTAACATTAACTAACACAGCACCTGATCAAACAGTAGCATTAACTGGTGGAACTGGAATAACAGCATCAGGTACTTATCCAAACTTTACAATTACAAATTCAGCTCCTGACCAAACTGTTGCAATAACTGGTTCTAATGGATTGACTAATGGAGGCACATATCCTAACCTAACTATAGCAGGTGATGATGCATCTACAAGTGCAAAGGGTGTAGCTAGTTTCTCATCTAATCACTTTGATGTTGCTAGTGGAGCTGTTAGCATAAAAGCAGATTCTATTGATGATACTTTAATTGACTTTGGAACTGGAGCAGGACAAGTAAGTTCTGATGATGTTCCTGAAGGTTCAACTAATTTGTATCTAACAAATGAAAGAATAGATGATCAAGTTGCTACATTAATTGTAGGAGGAAGTGGAATTAGTGCTGTTTATAATGATGCTGCAGGTACATTAACATTGAACAATACTCAAAGTGGAATTGGTTTATCTGATTTCTCAGCAGCAACATCAGGAATAGGAAGTTTAGTATATGATAATTCAAATGGAGTGTTTACTTATACTGGAGCTAGTACTTCAGAAGTTCAAGCAAAAATCACTAAGTCTTAT